GCAGCGCGTCGGCATAAAAAGCGGGTTGCATCCTAAGCGCTTCGTCGAAGGCTGGCTTAAGCCATGGGTTCTTAGGGATTACTACAGACTCTCGGCTCATATCGTGGACCATCTTAATTTTAGGCCGACGCTTGCCGCCGATAACTTTAAATATACCCTTACTCTTACCAAGGTCCAGGAAGACGTATTTACGCCCCGTAGCCGCTGCCTGCTTGATAGCTACTAAGTTACGTTGTTTACGGCTGGTACCCTTGCTACGGCGCTTAGATAGCTGTATCTGGGCCATAGTATTAGCCTTACGCGGTAGCCTGGTCCGTGGTTGGCCGTTAGTCCCCTGTCCTGCTGAGTAGGACGTCGCTATCTGGACGCCTTCCTTACCCTTCTTAGACTTGATAGCGCCGAACTCCTGGTCTTCCATATATCGAGCGATAGAGCCCACAATAGCTTCTTGCCTGGATATCTGTAGCGTCTTAGTCTGGTCTACCTGGATACTTTGGGCTGTAAAGCGGTTACGGTTAACCATAGACTCGCGTACGTCTGCCTGGGCTATTGCCCTCGCTGCGAATGCCGAGTCGTTTAAGGTCTTACGTGTTGCGAACGGTATAGACTTCCTAGCGAAAGTCTTAAGGTCGTCTTCTAGTTTCTTAACATCACTTGTATTTATGGCGAACATAGTTTCGGCCCTCCTAGCTGCTAATAATACCACACGAACCCGCCCAAGGCATTACCCAGCAATACCCCACGAATACCCAGCGGTCCGGTGTGCCTACAGGCCGCTAAACTAAAGGCTTTCTACTACTATACCCCTTATACCCCTTACTTTATAAATAATTATTAGAATAGATATATAGTAGTATAGGGAGCGTAACACGTACACGTAGCCGCTACGAGGCGGACGCGACACGTACGACACGTATACACACAAGGTAGCCACAAGGTAGAACGCTGCGGGGTATTTGGGTAAACTCTCCACAGCCCCCGCCACCATTGACCTAGAGCAATACCCCGCTATGTGGGTATAAATTGGGTATTCTGGGGTAAATTGGTCCCGAAGCGAACCGTAGCGGCTAACTACCGCTTCGAGGACGACCGTAGCGGCTACAGGCAATTTTCCTTACAAAATTTAGCAGTAGGTGGTTTATTTACTAATGGGTTACCGCAATTTAAACAGGGCGTTAGTATTAAACCGATACCGTCTTCTAACTCGAGTTTAAGCGCCGCCGCTTCCTGGTGTTCCTCAATAGACATACGTACGCCGCGTTTCCGCCGAGTCTGCTTAGTAATTCGGGCGGTATTCTTAGCGGTTATTTCCGCCGCCGTTCTTTCGTCGACTATATCTAAATTTTTACGCATTGTTCAACCTCTCCCGTATTTTTGCTATCTCATAGTTTGCGACGTCTCGGTCGCCCTGGTGTTCTTCTTCTATTGACGCCTGGGTTTTCGCTGTATGCGGGTCGTCGTCCTTAACGTCCCAACGATAGCCGCACGTACAGACGTATTCGTCGCTTTCGCGCCATTGTTTACAAGTAGACATACCAAAACCCCCGGTAACCGATACAGCGCTTTACGTACGGTGCGTTATGTTTATCGAATGCCCGGCGCAATACTTCGCCTAGGCTACTAGATTTTAACCACATGGTTTTACCTCCCCAGCTTCGTAGACGGGTATATGGTCTACTGGCCCTTTTTGTTCCATTTCGATAGAGCGGTTAATCGACGCTATCGCTTCGTTCTTGTCCTGGATACTGTCCTTAGCGCCTCGCTGGCCGGGTGCTAGACATTTCTTAACGCCGTGAGCCATTGCGGGGCAAGTTACGTTAAACGCCTTAAGAACGTCGTACACGTCGACCCATACACCGGGTTTAATCTCTCGCTGATATTTATTCATAGGTACACCTCATAGTTAGTAAAACGGGGCGCTAGGCTCCCGGGTTATTCTTCGAAGCTAATAGTAATTTCGATACTAGCCGGCGGGTTAGTTGGTAACGCCGCGCGCTTAATGTAAACCGAAGGGATAGGCGCATCTGGGGACGAATCCCCGTAAACGTGCGTTCCTTTGGTCGACTTGGTTAACTGCATTTTTATAGTTTGTTGTGCCATGGTTATTTACTCCTGGTTGATTAAATTGATACTGTAGGGATTAGGTCCGCTATTTTGATACCGATATGGTCTTCTAGGTTTACCGGGTTTTTACCCCTCATAAACATTGTATGACCGATTTTATTTTCTAGTTCGACGTACTGCTTAAATAGTTCTGGGTTTTCCTGGGCGCCGTGTTGTAAGTCGTTCTTACTCCCCATAATGCAAAATACACATGATAGACGGCTGTTAAGTTCGCCGCGCTTTCCATAGGCCCAGAAAGGTTTTTGATTAGCCGCGTAGATAGTGTCGAAGACTTCTTCCTCGGTCATATCGAAGATAGGCAGCCAGTTATATACGGTACGCTGTACGCGCTTATTTACGGTATTTTTCTTATTGATTTCGAAAGCGATTTTTTTAGAACGGGCGGTCGACTCCTGGGCGCGAAGACCCATACAGTTAACCGCCACCGTAGCACCGCGCGCCTTAATATCGTTACGGATAAACTTCATAATAGGACCGGTTTTAAGGTCGCTAGTACACTGGCGATACGCCGGGCTAGGCCACATACCGCGTTTTTCTACCATTTCTAAGAAGGTTTTACCGGCCGCTACGACGTTTAATTCGTGGTTGATATTCGTTTTAATGTGGTCGATAACGCCAGACCATTCTACGTTGCCTAAATTAGCGTGAACTACTACCATTTGATTAGCCGGCACTATCTTAGACAAAATCGTATACATGGCCTGGCTATCTTTACCGCCTGAATGAGAACAGTAGAAAATAGCGCCGTCTTCGATAAGTTTTTGTATGTTTTGCATGGTAGTAAATCCGCTCGTTTCGTTTCAATAGGGTAATCTTACGCTCTATTGACGAAGCCGTCAACATAGAATAGTAATTATTTTTTAAGCGTCGTTAAATGCCAGGCACCACAAAAGCGGCAAGCATACGGCCGGAGCTTTCGCCCCGACTTTCTGGCCTTGCCTAACTTTTTAGAAAAATGGCGCCGCTGGGTCGCTATATAGTTAGCATGGTCTACCGCGTCGGCTTTGGTGGCGTACGGTATCTTTTGACACATTACGGCACCTTAAACACTTCGACCGCATTACCTACCGGTAAAGTCTGCGCGCCTTGTGCCTCCTGGTAAATACGCACCACTTCCGCCGGCGCCTCGATACTGGCGTTAATATGCCCGTTACGAACAAATAGTCGCGGCTTCTTACCGTCGTCCATTGGTATAGGATTATTAACACGGCCGCCAGTTAGTGCCGGGTGCCAGTCGTAGCCGATAGACTGCAGTATCTCGCGTCGTTTGTTATGTGGGATTGAACGGGTCGCGTGTATTGTTTGGAGTAGCCTTTCGACTGCTACCGAAGATATCCAGCCGCCGGCAAAGCCTGGGCGCCCTTCTTCTACTGCTTCTACGATTTCCTGTTCGATACCACCCATAGACGCGGTTAACGCTTCGGCGGTACTACTGGTTTCTGGGGCTCTATGGCAAGCGCCAGCCGGGTTAAGCTCGTCCGGTATGGCGTACGTCGCCAGATAATCGGCCACAATGGCGTAGCCGTCGCCCTTAAGCCAGTTATATAGCTCCGGGAAATAATTACCGTCCATACTGTCGCGGGCCAGGTCGGTATCTAGCTGCTGGGCGCAATAGAACACGGCGATACGGCGGTCGTTACGGGTCTTACGCCAGGCGTCTTTATGATTACTATTTAGGATAAAATTAGCGTAGTTATCGCCCATTACTTGCGCCTGCTGCATTGCACGTTTAGCCAGGCGGTTATTAGTAATCATAGGTTTTAATACTTCGATAATTTCCTTTTTATAGTCCGGGACGTAAACGTCTTCGACGCCGATAAATAATTTATTAAATAACCATTCGTTAAATTTTTCTGCTAACTCGGTCGACGGTGGTAAATGCGTATAACGGTCGCCGATAGCAAAGGCCACACAACGAGTAAATAGCGTTTTTCCGTTACCTTCGACGCCCTGGATAAGTGGCGCCCATTGGAATTTAACGCCTTTATGCTGGATACAGGCCGCCATATACGATAATAATATCGAGCGGTCGCGCTCATTCGGTAGGACTTTCGCCAGGTGAATAAGGAATGGGGAGGCGTCGCCAGATATGCGCGGAGTTTCTACAGGTAGGTAAGCGTTAACCAGGACCCGTCCGTCTTCTTTAATAAGCGAACCGGGGTCGTCTAGTGGACGGAATGCCATAGCCTCGGCTTTCGGATAGCGTACGATTTGCGACTCTGTGAACGCCTCCCAAGCCTTACGGGTAACCTTATCGCCGCCGTCGTCTAACTGGAAGCTATAACCGCCGTATGTGGCGTTAAATTGCTCAGACTTGAGTAGCGAACCGTTAGGCGTAAAAACGCGGTGTAACTCCTGGATATATACGCACCCCTTAAAATATTCTATTTGTTGGCTGGCGCCCAAGTATTGGTAACCGGTTAAAATTTCCGGACCTTCCAGGGTATTACCCAGGGGGGCGGCGGCTGTTTCGATTGGTGTAAGTATCTGGCGTAATTCTTCGACGGTACGGTCTTTATTATCTAACCAAAATTTAGCGGTAGGGACTTTACAGAACATTTCTATAAGTTCGACGTCGCCTATACATTCGGCTAATTTTAGCGCCCGTACGTTAGTCGCGTAGTCGCGCTGGGGGTCGCTGGTGGCCCGTAGTTTAACGCCGCCGAATTCTTGCGCGATAGTGTCGTCTACTTCTTTAACTGAATATACGACCTCCTGCAGCGACACGGCGCGGGTAATCGTACGGATAAGGTAGTCTTCCCGCTCCCACTTATCGCGGACCAGGCCAGAAAGTCGCATTAACTTAAGTATCCGTTCGCAATCGTTACCGGTCCAAAATGCTAAATGCTGGGCGAGTGCCGCGTCGGCGCTACTACCGTCGTACGTACGGTTACCTTCTGGGTCTGGGTAGGCTTTAGCGAGTGCGTCTTCGTCGCATTCCCATAGGTGGCGGAACGTGGCCCGGTCACCAAAAACAGCACCACCGCCACCAGTTTTAAGGGCGCGTTCGATAAGTTCGTCGTCGTCCGTTGTACCGGTCCATTCGGCGATAGGTTCGCTAGTCCAGTCCTGGTCCTTAGTGGCCGACTTTGGCGGGAAATAACTATTAATTAACCCTGGTAAGTGCTGCGAGTAATCTAATCCAGCGGAACCCATGGCACTAGTACCGGTAAGCGCGACAAAGCGCCCCTCGGTGTAGAGTTCCAGACCTAACGCTATGTTCTTACAGGAATGGTCCGGGGCGATACCTTGCCCGAATATGTGGAGTCCTCGGCCAGACTGTGATACTTCTACGGCGGCGCCAGGTAAGCGCGCCAGGATATCCATAGCGACGGGGGACCAGGTAGTATTATCCGCGTTTAAACACTTATCTAAATCCACAAAGAAGAACGGGTCGTTAGGTGTAAATACAAAGCCTACGCCGTAATTCTCTCCGTAAGCCTGGGCGGTTGATATTGCCGTCGCGGCGTCTAACCAAGCGCCCGGGTCGTGCGCGTCTGCTACTTTTGCGGTGCGATAATCTACGGGTAACTTAACTTGCTTACCTTCTCGTTCCGCTAACGTCCATAAAATAAACTGCTTATACGCTGCTAGCGGCTGCAGCGCTTCCGGTAGGTTTTGCATAGAACGCCCCTAAAAATTTGCTAATAGTGTAGCGGCTTCCGCTTTCAACTCGACCGGCGCTTTTTTAGCGTGGTCGTCCCCATTTGCTAAACCCTGGGCGATAATTTCCGCTACCTGGAAGGTAATAGCATAACGCATTATACAGCGGCGCAACTGCGGCATAGTGTTAAAATATCGAGTTATTAACCCCATAGAGACGCCGGCCTCTTTCGCTATATTATCCCTGGTTATTTTATGGTATCCGTCTTTTTTAGCCATTTCTACCGCCACCTTAAGAATATGGTCTCTACGTAGCTTAGGGTTAGCGCGCGTTTTACTTACCGAGTGCGCTATCTCCTGGATATTTTCGAGTTTCAATTCTTCGACAAATTCGGCAAAATTGCAGCCCATAATATGAGGGAACGACCCGTCCGGAATACCGGCACGTTCGCATAACTCGCGGCGCGAAAGGTTAATTAGGCCTACGCCCTTAACCATGCAGACCGCTACTTCTTTTATTTCTTCGCGTTGTTTCATTTTATTTAATTCCTAATGTAAAGTGATAAGGATACTAACCCGTATTGACCGCCTCGTCAATACAGAATATAAAATCACTAAAGGCGACCCGGTCTTCCCCTGGTCCATAGATTAACACCCGTTTAGAGCGTTTAACGTCTGGTTCGCCCATAGCTGCGACCACATCGTCAAGGCTAGCGAAGCCAGCGTCGGTCGACGGTCCGGAACATTGTTTCGTAGAATTTTTAAAAGGTGTAGCGTAAATAGTCATAACGTACCTACCGAATTAGCGAATGCAGCGTCGCCGCCCAGGCTCGCTACCAGGTTTAAAAAATTAAGCTGGGCTTCTTCGCGTTTATTACCGGAATACCCCCAGTTAGCGGCCTTAACTTCCCGGGCGATAAACTGCCCGATTATCTGGCCTACGTGGTTTTGTGTGATTAGTAACGGTCGTATCCCTATTAAATCACTAGATTTTATAAGGTCGTTCATTTGCTTAGAGTCATTAGCGAGCCCATAGCGAAGGAAACTACCTTCCTCGGTGTAAGTGCCGCCTACGTTATTACGCCATACTCTACAGCCCTTTTGTGTAGCTTCCAGGCGTATACGTGTCTGGATTGCGCCTTCCGACTCTGCAGCTAACCCCGACGGCTGCGGGTCGGTGTTAACGAGCCCGAATTCCCGGCGTAAATCTTCTACCGCTTCGATATGTACGCCCCATTTAATCGCCCATTGTGTTAAGTTCATTTGTGACACCAGTTATAAAAACGACGAAGACCATAGCTTCGAACGAACGAAACCACGGTGTAAAATACTCCCATTAACAAATTTTGCTCTAACGTAATATCCCAACCGAATAACGGGAATATAGCGAAATTAGCCATTATATTAACGGAGTATCCCACGACAATATTAGCGACCGCTTCGATAGCGGATTGTTTTTTCGTTTGCATTATAGAAGCCCCGCTCTGAAAATATGCGCTATTACGTCAACCGTCCAGCCGTTACCTAGCATACGGTACCGCTGAGTATTACTAACCGCGCCGGTATAATTATCGGGTACCGTTTGTAGTCGTTCGCATTCTATGGGGGTTACGTATCTAAATAAGAACATATCAACGGGTATTCTATTAGGTAGTGTGAAAGGTACGACCACATTATCTTTAGAAACCGTAGTTAAGGCGTTGGTTTTACCGTCGTATCTGAATTCTATGTATTGTTGAGTTTGACCCGCTACCTTACCTTTCCCGTCCTGCCTAACACCGTCTAAAACATACCTTCCCCGCATTGCTGCCACTGCTTCGGTATCTGTTGGTAAGTCGCATACACCAAAAAACCTTTGGCTAGAATATTTCTTAAAATGACTCGCCTCTATCATTTGCATTTTTTCGGTGTCTTTATGCACTGATAGCGGTTTGTTTTTTCGCTGGGAATGCCTACCTAGCCATTGGATAGCTTTTTCGGTGTAATAGAAACTTTCAGTATTAACCCCGTGTTCGCGTACGTCCCCCCAGGTAATACCCGCGTCCTCGGGTTGTGGTAAATCCCAGTTGCACCAGTAGAAGCGCTGTCTATTCTGCGCGCTAACTAATGCTGAATTAATAAAAACAGGTTCTACGCCTAACTTCTCGGTAATAACGTCTAAATACTCTTTCTTCATTTTTACGTTTTCAAGCATAAATTTAACTTTAGGATTAACCATTTTTATATAGCTAAGGATATCAAGATAAACGAAGAACAATTTACTACGGGGGTCGTCGAAAGCTAATTGCTTGCCCGCAAAACTGAAACCCTGACACGGCGAACCGCCGATTACCAGGTCGATAGAAGCCCAGTCGACGGGCCATTCTGACCACTTAGTAACGTCCCCTAAATGAATCGTATTAGGGTAGTTATCTTTTGTAACCTCGATAGCGTGTTTATCAATTTCGGCGGCGTAATACTTGGCAGGAGTTATACCGATACGATTTAACGCTATCTGGCCGCAACTCATACCATCAAACAAACTTAATACTTGCATTCTTAAAATTCCTATAATTATAAATGTCTAGTGGATACTACGCTATAATGACGAAGCCGTCAATACCGCTTATAACGAACTTTTAAAGTTTCTTTCGTTCCGTCGCTATAGTGGAACGTCCATTTTTTGATACGGAACATAGAGACGCAACCAACCGCCGCGTAGTCCTCGAATTCCTCTTTTATACAATATCTACGCACTAGCTAATCCCCCTAAATGTTCATTAACTCGGCCGGCTAATTCGATAGCGTCGACCGCCTTAAGTGTCTGGGCGGTTAATACGTCCGTCCCGAATTTAAAGTAAAACCGTCGGTAGCTTTCGCTATCGCTACGACCCTGGGCGCGCTGATATCCAGCCCACCAGGCAATAGAACCCCTTAACGCTTCCTGGGCTTCCTGGGTTGCTACGTGTCGCTTAACGCCGGCTAATTGACCCACCAGCGGTACATACTTCTTAACAAGTTCTAGGCGGTAGGCTTCCTGGTCCATATCTACCTTATCGATATCGCCGCGCATAGCTGCCAAAGCTGCCGGGTCCAATTCGATAAGGTCGCCGTCTACTTGCTCCGGGCCGCTTCGACTGGCCGGCGCCATTATGTGGCCGCAAAACGGGCAAGCGTTATAAATACGTTCATATACCGCCGTACATTTAGGGCAAGCGCGGACCGGTATAGCGTCTGAGGCCTTAGACTTGCCGCGTTTTTCTCTACGGTCGAGGGTCCATTCTCTACGGGCGTCTGGTAACCCGTGGCGTTCTACGTTACCGACGTGGTCGATTATGATAGCGAATAGTTTACCGTCGAGTAGGCGAAGCGCGCGCCCGAATTGCTGGACGTACAGGGCGTAAGATTCGGTAGCCCTTGCCATAGAAACGACTTCGATAGCTGGAAGGTCGAACCCCTCGCCGAACAAATCCACATTAACAAGCTGTAATAATTCTCGGTTCTTAAAGCGTCGTAAAATAGCGATACGTTCGGCGTCTGGCGTCTTGGCACTAACGACGGCTGCAGGAACCCCGGCGGCGTTAAATTGTGCTGCTATTTCCGTAGCGGTATCTACGCTATCGGTAAAGGTTACCCCGAGCTTACCAGGCGCAATCCGTAAATAATGCGTTACAACGTCGCCGACTATATGGGACTTTTTAACGGCCGCTTTTAGCTTAACGTGTCCGAAGTCACCCGTAGCGCCGATAGCGTCGGCACCAGGGCGGACGAAGTCGGAAGGCGGAGCAAAGACGCGGTATTCTGTAAGGAACTTCATATCGATAAGGTCGCGCATTCCTGGGCCTTCGACCATGGTATCGAACAGGCCGTCGACGTGTCGGCCCAGCCCCTTACCGTCGGCGCGGAGTGGTGTAGCGGTAACCCCCAGACCCTTAGCGTTCGGGAACATTTTAAACGCTGTACCCCATTTATTACCGGATAATACGTGGTGGGCCTCGTCTTGTACGCATAACGTAACGGAATTTAGCCAGTCGGTTAACTCGTCGGCACGTCTAACCAGGGTATCGACGCCAGCGACCGCACAAGTAGAAGACGGGTCGTAATAACTCGCGCCTAGCTCTAACATGTGGAGATTAACGCACAATTTAACGACTGACTTAGGGCCTATTATACGGTGGCGGACTTTATCCCGGGCCAGGGCTAACGATATCTGGCTTACTAACTCCTGGCGGTGGGCTATGGCACAACTGGCGCCCCGGTGGTCGTGGATAATATCCGAGAATAGAACCGTTTTACCGGCCCCGGTCGGAAGTACGGCCAGTACATTAACGAAGCCCTGGTCCCAGGCGCTATATATGTCCTGTTTAGCCTTCGCCTGGTACGGTCTTAAATGGGTGGTAGCCCTACCGACGGCTATAGCTACTCGCGTCTGTACTGGAATCATTTACTAACCTCCGATTCTTGGTTCGCCGTTAGGTCCGTCGTCTTTTCTAATCTGCGCCATTACTACGAACGATTGGCGCTGTATCGCTTCTATCTGAAATAGTAACCCGATTATCTGGGCGTTATTGTTCGTTACGGTCTGAGCCGGGAAGGACTTATCGCCCGCTATGTTAATAGTTTTAGCCTGGATTTCCATACGTAGCTTTTCTGTTAATTCTTCTAACTTAAAGCCCTCTGGATTTTCCCGCGTCATTAAAATTTGTTTCTTAATCATTTTTAAAACCTCGTTATTTGTTGTTGACGGGGAGAACATTACGCTATATTATCCATACCGTCAACCACAAAAATAGGATACCGACAAAATGAAAACGATTAGTTTAACCGTCCCTATGGGCTACAACGCTTTAACCCGCGCTAGCGATATGTTACACGGCCTAGCGATTGATTTAAGCAAAGAGAAACCCGCTTCTACAGTAGTTACCGGCCCCGGTGCTTCTTCTACTGCATTCGACGACCAGTTTACCGCCGCTACCGTAGAGCAAATTACCGAAGCAGAAGTTAACGCGGGCAATTTAGAGCCAGCGGCGGCGGAAGTATTCGGCGACCCAAAGCAACAAGCGGCGGAGACGGCTACGCCTCAAGCTGGGAACCCTACCCCGAGTACCACCACCCAAACGGAGACGGCTACGCCTGCACTGGCTGCGACGGCACCGGCAGGCGTCGAAGTTGATAGCGACGGTTTACCCTGGGACCATAGAATCCACGCTCTAGGCGCTGGTGGTACCCACAATAAACTTAAGAAAACCCAGCAATGGAAGAAGAAGCGAGGCGTAGACGCTGCCCTGGTAGCCGAAGTAGAAGCCGAACTCCGCGCCGCCATGTCTGCGGGACCAGCGCCAGTGGTTACAACGGGAAACGCTGCCACGGCTGCGGTAGAACCTTCGCCGGCTCCTGCTTTCCCTGCGTCACCGGCTGCAGCCCCGACTACTGCGGCGGTTGCTGTCCAGCCTGCTAGCCCTGCGCCAGCACCGGCACCAGCCGGCGGTACTACGACCTTCCCGGCACTAATGGCGGCTATTACGGCTAACGGTATCGACCAGGCGGTCGTAACTGCTGCAGTAAACGCGCAAGGTTTAACAGCTCTACCGCTATTAGCCGCACGTCCGGACCTTATCCCGGCGGTAGCTACAGCCCTGGGGGTGTAATAATGTCCCATTCCATTTTACCGCCGTCGGCGGCGGGAATCTGGGGTAAGCCGGACGGCTGTACGGGGTGGGTCTTAATGGCCCAAACTTACCCGGAGACCGAAGAATCCGTCGAAGCCCGAGAAGGTACCGCGTCGCATGAAATAGGCGCGGAAATTATTACCGACGCTAAAACCAATAACCGCCAGCGCCATACCGCTAAGGACTGGGTAGGGATTACCGCTTCTAACGGCGTGATATTTACCGAAGATATGTTCGACGGTGCCAAAGAGTACGCCGACGACGTTATCGCGGTAATGAGGCGTACGGGCGTCTTCGGAGGGCCTAACATTCGCATAGAACAGCGAGTCGAGATTCCAGCGGTACACGAAATTAACTGGGGTACGCCGGACTGTTCTATCTACCATAAACTAGGTAACGCGCTTTACGTCTGGGACTATAAGTTCGGTTTCAAGGTCGTAGAAGCGTTCGAAAATTGGCAGGCGATAGACTACGTAGCCGGCTTACTGGACGAACTCGAAATTAACGGCCACGTAGACCAGCTTACTAAGGTCCATATCCGTATAGCCCAGCCGCGAGCGTTTCACCGCGACGGTACTATCCGCGAATGGGTTGTCCTGGCGAGCGAACTACGCGCCTATTTTAATATCTTGCATGGTAACGCCCATAAGACCCTAGGTCCGGACGCGGAGTTCCATACCGGTAGCCACTGTAAACACTGTCCGGGGCGTCATGCTTGCCCGGCGGCACTTAAAGCGGGTCTAGGACTGTACGAAGTCACTACGAAACCGGTGCCCGTGGAATTATCACCCGAAGCGCTAGGCGTTCAGTTAGCGATAGTTAAGCGCGCCCGTAAACAGTTGGAATATTTAGAGTCCGGATTCGAAGAACAGGTTAAGGGGATTATACGTTCCGGCTCCCTAGTATCGGGCTGGGCTGTAGAGCAAGGCTTCGGCCGTGAAACTTGGGGTAAACCCATAAAAGAAGTTATCGCCCTGGGGGACATGCTTAACTTCGACCTTAGAAAACCAGTCGACACCATTACGCCGAACCAGGCTAAAAAATTAGGTGTTGACGAAGCCGTCATTACGGCATATAGTACAAAACCTCGAACCGGACTAAAAATAGTTTCGGATAATGGAAACAAAGCTAAACAGGTATTTAAAAAATGAGCAATCAATTAACGCAAATCTTAACCCCGGTCGGTCGTCTTGTACAAGGCGACTGTTTTGTCCCTCAAACCACGGATAGCGAAGGTAAGCCGCTATTAATTAAAAATGGTCCTAACGCCGGCCAGCCTCGCGTAGATTATTACATGGCTATCGCTATCCCTAAAACCGACGCCGGCTATAACGAAGTATGGGCCGCTATTCATGGTACCGCCCGCGCTGCTTTCCCATCATTATTCGACGCTGCCGGTAATTGTATTAATCCTAAGTTCGCCTTCAAAGTAACCGACGGCGATAGCCAGGTCCCTAACTCTAAAGGCGCGAAACCTTGCGATAAAGAAGGCTTTCCGGGTAACTGGATTCTAGGCTTTAGCGGAGGCTTCGCTCCTAAATGTTATACGGCTGGCGGCGCGGAACTTATTACTAACCCGGAAATGCTTAAGCGTGGTTATTACGTCCGTATTTATGGCAGCGTTAAGGGTAACGGTTCAATGCAGCAACCAGGCGTTTTCCTTAACCATTCTATGATTGAACTCGTAGGCTACGGCGAAGAAATTAATAGCGGCCCGGACGGTGCTACGGTATTCGGTGCCGCTGCTGCAGTATTACCAGCGGGCGCAAGTGCTACGCCGTTGGCTGGCGCGGCTCCTATCGCCCAGGCTGCAGCACTTGCGCCTAGTAACGTACAACCCGCCCCAGACTTCCTTAACGGTCCGGCGGCGGCTCCTGCACTAGCACCGGCGTAGCACTTGCACTAGTAGAAGTTAAATACCTGGACGCTAACGGTACCGCATTTACGGAAGCGCAACTCTTAACCGCTGGCTATCAACCGGCGCAAATTCAAGCGTTAACCCGCGCTTAGTTACTCCCTGCCATTGGCTCGCCCTTCGGGGCGGGTCTTTTTTGAGGTAATAAATATGTATTTCTATAAATCCCAGGGTAAGCAAATTTTAGACCTTCGCGGCGACCTGGTCCTTACGCATAACGACGCGCTGGTTAAAGGTCGCGTTAAGAGTGCGGCGCCTTCTGGCGTTAAAAACTCGAAGTATATTCTACTATCTGGCCTAAGTTTCGTACGCAAGGTTAAGGCCACATTTCACGCTATCCGCTTTATCTGGGGCGAGAACCAAGCGCTAACTAAAGAAACAATCGATAACGAGGGGTTATAATTATGGCTGCCATGCTTAAAGCCCTGGCATTATGCGCGGTATTTATGACCCTGGCCGTAATATGCTCCGCTGTTCTTAGTACCTATTTAGGTATAGACGAGTACGTTATCTGGTTTATTTTCGGCGCCGTTTATTCGGACGTCTGCAGGAAGTTAAAATTATGAACGGTCGTAGACAATGTGACCCTATAAGCGGGTGTGGTAAATTTTATAAGCAGGAAGCGGCGACTTGTCCTTCCTGTGGTGTTTCGGACGCGTTTAGTAATTTAATACCTTTTAACCCGCTCGACTGGGTTTACGATTTAGAAACCTATCCTAACGTATTTACCGCTTCGTTTAAGCACCCTAATACCGGTACGCGCGCATTTTTTGAAATTAGCGAACGACGTAACGACCTACAGGATTTAGCCTGGTTCTTAAGTACGCTACGCGAATCTGGTTGTAGAATGGTCGGTTTTAATAATATTGGGTTCGATTACCCTATTATACATTTCCTTATCGAATACGCTTCTAAAGGTATCGGCGTAGAACATTTATACCATAAAGCGCAAAGTATTATCGATACACCCTGGGACCGTCGCTTCGATAATGTTATCTGGGATAAGGACGTTTTAATCCCTCAAATCGATTTATTTAAAATACATCATTTCGATAACGACGCCCGCCGTACTTCTCTTAAAATTTTAGAGTTTAATATGCGGTCGCAAAATATCGAGGACTTACCATATACGCCAGGTATACCGCTTCTAGTCGACCAGATACCCGTATTATGTACTTATAACGACCACGACGTTAGCGAGACGGAAAAATTTTATATAGAATCTATTGAAATGATAGAATTCCGGGAAGACCTGGGGCAGCGTTACGGTAAAAATTTCTTAAACCATAGCGATAAAAAAATCGGTACAGAATTGTTCGTAATGGAACTAGAAAAAAATAGCCCTGGTTCCTGCTACGTGCGAGTAGATGGTCGCCGCGTCGTAAGGCAAACGATACGTAATACTATCGGAATAGCTAACGTAATATTCCCGTATATCAACTTTAAACGCCCAGAATTCGACCGCGTTAAACAGTGGTTATCGTCCCAGGTTATTACCGAAACTAAAGGAGTATTTACAGGCTTACACGCTGAAATTAACGGCTTTAAATACGACTTCGGCGTCGGTGGGATTCATGGTTCGATAGATTCCGCTATTGTCTGCAGCGACGCCGAATATATTATCTACGACTGGGACGTCGCGGGATATTACCCGAGCCTGGGCGCTGTAAATAATTTATTTCCCGAACATTTAAGTAATCAGTTCGGCATAGTGGATGCAATGCTTAAAGGCGAACGCGCCAAGCATAAGAAAGGGACGCCGTTAAACAAGGCGATAAAATTAGCCCGTAACGGTGCGTACGGTGATAGTAATAATAAATATAGCCCGTTTTATGACCCTCAATATACTATGTCGATTACGATTAACGGCCAGTTATTATTATGCTTATTGGCCGAACATCTTATCGATATCCCAGGGTTAACAATGATACAAATTAATACCGATGGTTTAACGGTAAAATGTCCGCGCGTCTACGTTGAACAAATGAAAGTTATTTGTAAATGGTGGGAGGAATTTACCTGTTTAGAACTTGAAAGCGTTATTTACTCCCGTATGTTTATCCGCGACGTTAATAATTATATCGGGGAATATGAGGACGGAACGCTTAAGCGTAAAGGCGCTTACGAATATAAACTCGAATGGCACCAAAACCATAGCCAGTTAATCGTACCCATGGCCGCCGTAGCGGCGCTTACCCGTGGCGTCGATATTGGCGAGTTCATTAGAAACCACAGGGATATAAACGACTTCATGCTCCGTACTAAAGTAGGTAGAGCGGATAAGCTGGTTATATCCGACGCCAAGGGTAACGAACGACAATTACAGAATATTACCCGTTATTATATTAGCGTAGACGGTGGTTCGCTTACTAAAATTAGCCCACCAGTTAAAGGCGTAAAAGTCGGGACCTGGAAGCGGGCGACGAAATTAACGACCCATTTTTATAACCAGGTGGTAGATGAACTTAAGGACCAGGTATGGGCGCATTTATTAGAGCATGAACTCGATTCTAACGGTCTACCATGGGACGAACGCATTAATACGAAGAGCCGGTCGAAGTACATAATACGTAAGACTGGGTTAAACGTAGGGCGTCTGGTGACACCGTGTAATGATATCCGCGACGCCGACCGCTCTAATATTGATTTCGATTACTATATCGCCGAAGCGCGTAAGCTAGTCGACCCACTAAGAGGTGTATAAAATTATGAGAACATTAGACGAAATTACTACGGCGGTCCGTCGGGCCGAGCCCGTTACGACCGAGGAATTAACCCTCGCTATTTGTGCGTACGACGTTTTAATGTCGAAACTTAAGGTAGAGAATAACCCCCGTACAATTACAAGAATATTTCATCGCTGGCGATAACGACCCAGCGGAGTATATAGGCCCAGCAAACGACCCCAGGGACGCGGAGTCGGTACACTGGCATAAAACCATGATAGGAGTAAACGAGAATGACTAAAGTAGATTTATTTAGACTTAAAACAGCGGTAGAACTTAACGACGATAAGCATTATTTAGGTGATGTACGCGAAGGTATGCTCGAAGCACTGGAAGAACTACTCGAAGCCAGGGAACAATTAGAGGAAATTAGAGACGTTTTAGGGGTTGTAGTGCCGACTTAAGCGCCGGCGTCTTCTTTACGATTAGCCGGGAGACCGGCTTCTTTTCTAAGGTGTGCCGCTTCTATGCGCTCCGCTTCTTTTTCCTTTAATACTAATATTTCTAACTGGGTTTTCTCGTACTCGATACGACCTTTACGCCAGTGTGTGTATATAAGAACCGAACTAAGTACAATACCGACAAGTGTAGCCAGTTTACCGATATCGTTAGGGATTACGTCAAGAAACGTCCCCAGACCCGTTCCGGTCGTTACGGTCGACACTACCGACGCTATCTTCGGGTTCTGTGCTAATTCTGCTAACCCTTCTTTGGCGCTCATACTTTGCCACCGTGTTTATGACTATAGTTAAGCCATGAATAACGATTGAACCGAAAGCAAGTAGCCCAGCTATCCAGTGTATAACCTCCCACATTTATACCAGTCCTTTTTATTAGTGTTATCAATGTCCAGGCATAGATAGCGACAAAAGCTAGGTCGTAAATTATCGGGGGGTAATATAAGAACCAAATTACCCAGCCCGCTAGATTAGCAATTATCGAAACTATGCAAATTTTTTGCAGACTTAATACCATCTTAGGGACTGGGTTTATTCCACTGGTTAAAATTATAATAGCCAGGTCGAAAAGCGCCGCACTTCCGTAATATTGTAAGCCTCCATAATCGGAGAAAAATAACTCATGTAAGGCAGTCGCGCCCACAAAGATAACGGCCGCGTATAATCGCGGCGCGTTCGGTTGGATAAAAGCCGTAGCGATAATTAAGACCATAAGAATAGTAATTATCAGCCCTACCGCTTCGTAAATCATTTAACTGGTACCGTCGCTTGTTGCTTAACTGGCGTTTCGGTACGTTGCTTACCGCGTCCGCCTACAGTCTGCGCCGGTTCGTGCTTTTTATCTTTCTTAGCCATGTGATTATCTCCGTTTAATAATACTTGATAATATACCAGCAATTCCCGCCGGAGTCGACGACCCGTTCGCCGCGTCTAACTTATTCTTATGTTCTTGTTTAAGAACGCCAAAATACGCCCATAACAAAGTAACCAGGGGACCTATAACGGCTAGTATAAATTGCCACCCGCCCATAACAGTTTTAACGAGGCCGTCGTCGCTTATTAAGACGCCATAGGCCCACACTGAGATAGTAACGATAACCACGAAGGCGACCACATGGAACGAGCCCTTAGCGATATATGGCCGCGTACTGTGCGGGTTCTTTGCGTCGCTTTCCAACATTACCCGGACCGTAGAATTAGATTCTTTAATCTGAGTAATGCTAACGTCGAATTCTTTTTCCATTACGGACGCTTGCTGTTCAGGCGGTAAACTAGCGATAGCGTTATTAAGGTCGTCACCCGTTGCGCCTGCAGGGAGTTTTTTATCGTCCGGTAGTAATTCGTTAACCGCGCCAACAATAAGCGAGCCGGTACCAGGTAAAGCGACTTGTAACGCCGCGCTACCTACTGTTTTTACAATATCCCAAAGTTTCATAGTGTCACCCTATTTTTAAACCAGCCGTAGACGAAGCGTTCGTCCTTCTCGCGGCGTTCTACCAGTGTAATATAGTACGCGCCTTGTAGACAATTTAACGCCTTAACGAGCGTTTCTTCGTCCCTGCTAGCGAGGTAAGCACGTAAGGCCAATACCGTGGCCGATCCGATAGCACCGTCGACCGTTAGGTCTCGGTATAAACTACCCTGCTTATTAAGTACATTTAACGAACGCTGCAGGAATTTACCCGCTCTACCAGGCCCCATATTTACCGACGTGTCGACTACTTCTTCCACCACTAACTCGGATAATTTAGCCAGGTCGTCGCCTTTTACAGCGTCCCAGTATTTAGCCGAATAGATATCGAAAGCGATACTACGCGGCATATCTCGCATAGCACCCACATAGCCGAACTGGCGGGCCACTGCGACGGTAATACCGAAGTTAGTTTCCCCGCCGCTATCGCTCGGGTCGTTAACGTAACCGCCTTCGACCCGGATAAGTTCGTTAATTATGCGATTTTTCATCATAAAGCCATAGACGTAAGAGATAGCATAGCATTGTACCCCGTGGTTGTTAGTCGCCCGTTAGAGCCGTTATGCCTCATTACGATTTTATACACGTCGCCGTTACCTGTCGTAGTAAAACTTACAGGGCATACCATTTGCCCCGCCGCACATACGAAAGTAGCCGTTTCGTTTTCTATTCCATTACGGAATAACTTAATAGTAATCAAGTCGCCCGCTATCATGGACTTAAGCCCTAGATGGACTTTAACGTCGTATTTACGTCCGTCTTCGGTAGAGAATTCCCCGGTACCGAAGACGTAAATTTCGTTAGTGCCAGTAAGGACGTTATCGAAAATAATATCGGTATCAGTGTTAGGTAACAACGTAGTCCCCTGGACGTTCTTACGTATCTTAGTAAACATCGTTTCTAAAATTGGCGTCTTGTCGTATGCCTCCGGAGTCCAGGCGCGAGTTAACGAAGGACTATCGATAATAGCTCTAACCTGGCCTGCCGCGATAGAAATAAGCTCTATAGTAATTTGTATAAAGCTAACCGCCGTACCCCCTGGAATAACCCCGAGTTCGGTAAATAGGCGCTGTTTTCCGCCCCGGATTGTAAAGTCCCGAACGGACTGGGTTATCGTGGACGACCCGGAATCTTTAGCAGACAGCGTTAAACGTATCTTAGTATTTGTGGCGTCCAGGCTTAAAGCATTTACCGCGAAACAAAAAGCCGTATACAGCCCGACGTCACCCGAGTTATAAATCTTGGTAAATAATAGGCGCTCGTCTGCCGCCGCCGCTGTTGCGTTAATATCAATAACACCGCCCGACTCCGTAGAAGTTATAGGGGCGGTAATACTTGTCATAGTTCCCGATGTAATAGACCACCTGGCGGGGGCTAAGTCTGCGGAATCGAATTTTACGAAGTCCGAATTAGAGATTATATTCTCGCCAGGCTGCGGTAGCATAGGTTTTTTAAGACCGTGTATTCTCGCCATCCAGGTAGAGGGTAATTCGAACGTAAGACCTATAGATTGAACGTAGTCTAATGTGCTGGTTAAATTCGTTAGCGACGCGTGAGTATAATATACGACGTTTTGGAACGTAGCTTTAGCATAGTCCGCTACGTCTTTCATATCCTGAGTGGTACCGGATTCTAGCGATACGCGCGTTAAGTTGTAAACGTCCGAAGATTGGTCGTTTACGCTGTCGTCGTTATTACTCCCGTCGGTGCTTCGAATATAGGCGAAGTCGTACCACTTCTTAAGCTCTGGTCGGAATTTAGCGTCCAGTACGGAAGTGATAGCCACGAAGGCATTAGTACGGAAACCGTATTTAACTAACTCAAACTTAGAGGTACGGATAGACGAATCGCCGTAGCTAGTTTCGACCGAAGCGTCTAGCGGGATTCCGTTAATAGCGTGGCTCAATACTTCGCCGTCGTTTGCTCTTATGTATGTGTGTAAGTCCGTTAAATTCATTCGGGTATAGCTAGATTCTAAACTAGACAAAGGTACCGCTAGCGCCGCCGCAAGTCCTCGGCTAGTCACTTCTGGGAGTACCGTATCCCTTACGAATTCGTCGGTAGTATCCACAACGAGCGAGAAACTACCAAAGCGCGTGAGTTTATCTACTCGGGTCCAGCCTATGCCGCCGGCGTCGAAGAAGTCGTCCGGGTCGCCAGTGCTGGGGGTGCCTGTAGCGCCTGTACGCGCGTAGACCGCCGAACCAACACCCACCGACGTAAAACCTAATGTGGATATGCTGCCTAGTGTTGGCTGTTCGCTACCGTCGAAGGCTAATGCAAGGGCGAAATTAGCGAAAGTTTTAACGCGACCGCCGTATAACTTATCTAGGCCGTCTAATACCTGGGAGGCGAGGGCCGTTTCCGGCGTACCGATTGGCACCGCACTAGCTAGCGTTAATACCGCCTGCTGGAAACCTTCCAAATCTTTAAGGATTGCCGCTTCCCAAGGGGTACCGGTGCCGTCGCCTGGTATAGTTATGTTTCTAGGTTCCCCGAAAGGCCAGGGGGCGGTAGACGGGTTAACTTTCCCCGGGTATTGCGACTCTAAATTAATCATTGTTTTAGCCCTCTAGTTCTAACTTACTTAAATAAAACTCATGGAACACCAGCTTAGAACGGAGGTTTACCCCACCACCTGTACGCCATTTAACGCCAGGGATAAAGCGGTCGAATTCCGCGTGTATCATCCGGCCTCGTCTCCATTCGCTTTCGATATATTCTTCCGCTTCACGGTTGTCTATATGGGTAACGGTCATAGTCCCGTGGTGCGGGTGAACCAGTTTAGACCCTATTTTTATACTTTTCATTTGTTAAAATCCTCTATACGTATTCGACAAGTATACCTAACCATTGCTGGGCCGGGCAAATTTTCAGGCATAAAGCCTCGAATTCGTCTTTACGTTTTGGGTCTAATTGTGCTAAATCCCCGAAAACCTGACCGCCTATATATAGGAAATAGGGCCATTTAGCGGGGTCCGTTGGTACTATGTACTGTTTTAAAACTTCTCTAAATTCTATATAGTTACCGCATAGTGCCGATGCCTCGCCAGCTTCCGCTAGTTCTTCACCGCATAACGGGAGTATATCCGGTACAGTCTCGAGTATCTTATTAACCAGTGGATATCCTAATGGTTGCAATCCGTTACCCGCTTCTGCGAAGGCTTCCCCACACTGGGCGGCGGCTTCCCCACAGTCTACCATAAGGAACGCGCCTGTAAACTCACGACGTAACCACATTAGAGGGTTACGCGGGGTTACGCATTGTTTAACGCCTGGGTCTGGCTCTGTTCCAGGTTCCCACCATTCATGTACGTAAACGTCGAACCCGTTAGCCTGTAACGTGTCCTGGATATATCTAGGGTCTTGGCCCCCGACTGCTCGCCAGGTCGCCGTTAATCGGTCGCGTCGCTCCTGTTCGGTTAGCCCGGTGTCTCTTAGTCCGAATTGTTTCTCCCAGGTATCTAACTCCCGGGTAGTATCTGGGAAGATATCCAACCAGATACCGTCGAAGAAAGTTTTAACGTCACCGCCTACACCCGAAAGACCTTCGAAAAACTGGCGGAGTTTTTTATCCACCGTAATACGCCACGCGCGGGCGTTAGGTAATAAGTGTTTAAATATGCGTAAAAACATCATGTAAATGTTACCGTAGCCGCTTTTGCTTTCTCGCCGATACCCAGCGAATAAAGCTCTACCGATACGGTCGCCTGGGAGACTATAACGGAGCTAAAAATCCCCCCGGACGCGCTAACTATATCGTCCACTACCCCCCCTACCGCGCTACGGGTTACCCGGTCGCGTCGAGGTAATATCGACAACCCTTCGATAAAAGGTTCGCGGTCGAAGAAATATTCTTCGATAGCGGTAGTTATTGTCGCTTGAACTTGCGCCAGGTTATCGACTTGCAGACCCGTAACCAAGATATCGAAACCGGTACGAGTTATAGGGAACGAATTAGCCAGGGCGTTAGCCGGGCGCCTGCTCGCTAGTCCGTTCTGGTCCAATTCGATAGCGTCTAATACTGTCTGCAGTTGCGCCGGTGTGGGTATACCGTCCGCGCTACCGGAGCTTTCCGGCGTTGCCTCCGCGTATACGTCAACCTGGCCGGGGCAACTGCTAGTATAAGGGTAAATATTAATAATCCCTGCGACTTCTTCGCCCCAAATTTCATAATCGGCATACGCGCCGCCCTGGGGTCTTTTCTGGAATCTATCTATAACTCGCTGGCGGTAAGCTTCTGTACTTTCCGCATTCGCGCCAGTCGTCACTTGTGAAACCACAATTGTATTACGTGATACGTTCGCTAGGGGGTTGGCAAAGGATAATATAGAACCGTTATCTAAGTTACCTAGCGCGCCCGCACCACCGCCACCGGATTGGTCGGAAGCAGCCCGTACGATAGCATTAACTACTGGGGCGTTAAGTGCTACCGCGCCTATGGTTATATACGTAACGCCGTTATCGGTGCTAACTAATTGGGTCCCGGAAGGTAGTACGCCTGTCTGGGTCTCGACGGTTATATCGACAAGTAATTCGGCGTTAGTAGCTGGCGCTGGGTCTCCTACGCCTATTAATCTACCCCACGCGGTAAGCGGGACTACTGAGTCCCCGTTAATTATTGTTTCTTTAGCGCTAGCAGTCTGTACGAATATCTGCAGGAACATAAACCCGCCGTACTTGTACAGTATGACGAATACGCCGGCTAAGGCTTTAGATAGAACCCGTAAAAAAGATTTCGGTAATAGTGGTATAGATTGATTAAGCGACGCTTCTAGCTGCGCGATTATATTGTCGCTTATCTCTTTAGTTGTTGGTGTCTGTAAGCTCATGCGCCCGCCTTCCAATTCTCGACGAACTCGAAGCTAGACTCCTGGCCCTGCGCCTCGATATCGATTGTTAATTTAATTTTATTAAGTCCTGGAATACTCGCGGTCACATTAACGGACGATGCGACTTTGTTAGTTATAAACCAGGCTAAATCCCTATTCGCCGCGTCTTCTATACGGCGCAAATTCCCGGACGTGGTCGGTAATGCTTGTAATAAATTCTGGGTTTCGCTTCGGTACTCTCGGACGGGGTTGACTTCGTCAATATTAGCCCACCAGTTAGCGGGGTTATCCTTGCGCCCGTCGTCGTCCTCGTTACCGCCGAACAACGACAAATAGGCGGACGTTTCTAGCCCGCCGCCCATAGTAACGATACCACCTTCGACCGTAATATTACCGTCGTCATTTGTCTGGAATAGGCTAACGTCGCCCTGTTGTTCTGCCATTAGTTGTTAGGTCCTGTAGGCCCTGGCGCACTCGAACCGCTAGTAATAGGATGGTCGTGTCCCGCTAATTCTTTGCCTGCCGCCTTAACGGACGTACTACCGACTACATTAATACCGGTAATTGTCG